CTTGCTTATGTAAAATTCAATACAGATGAGCCGGTAGAACTCAAGCGTTTCTATATGACGGAAGAACTTGAAGAACTTCATTGGGGTTGCGTTCATTATAAACAATACGACCCACAAAGACCTTTAAAGTATCTTTATGATAAGTTTACAAGCAAGGGTTTAGATAAAGTTATTACTCGCGAAATAAAAAGAAATGTGGTGGACTAATGAAAGACATAATCTTTACTTTAGATTTTGGTGCTGAATGGATTGATAAAAGTTTTTATCCAGTACCAGCCACAAAAAAAGTTCCTCAATGGTATAAAGATATGGAAACATCAAAATCAAGTGGTAAAGATAATTTTGCTGTTCGCGAAACACAAACAATTAAACGCTGTATGCCTGTATTTGACGCAATAACCGCAGGCTATCTTTTAATACTTTATACAGACCTTTATGTTAAAAAAGAAGAAGATGGCTCAATGAGTTTTAACTGGGCTTTTGATACAACAGAAACAGTTTCTTTTCACGATGGATTTCAATTAGTAAATTACCGCAATCTTGATATGTCTAAAGGCGCTCCAAAATTAAAACAACCTTGGGGAATTAAAACTCCTAAAGGTTACTCAACTTTATTTATTCCGCCAATGCATCACCCTAAATGTGGCATAACAATTCTTGAAGGTTTAGTAGATACAGACGGATATACAAACTCTGTTCAATTGCCATTTATGGTAGATGATGGATTTGAAGGAACTATTCCAGCGGGGACCCCCATTGCACAAGTAATTCCTTTTAAGCGAGATGAATTCAAAATGCAAATTGGTCAACTAAAAGAGCGAGAAGAAAATAATGCTGTTAGTAAACTTCTTCGTTCGACTTGGATAAATGGCTATCGCAATCGTTGGCGCGCTCATAAAACTTACCAATGAACCGCATTTCTTTTTTAAGTGGATTACCTAGAAGCGGAAGCACTCTTTTAGTTAATCTTCTTAATCAAAACCCTTTACTTTATGCTTCAAACGAAAGCAAGTATTTGTTTGATGTATTGCAAGGTAATAGTGGTGAACATTATGACCATATAACAAAACCTTATGTTATTGATAACAATAGAGCGTGGGGAAATAATGAATCTTTATCTCTATTAACTTCATTACCTAATGCAAAAGTAATTGTTACTATAAGACCAATTCTTGAAATACTTGCCTCGTTTATTCAATTAGCAGAAAGCAATCCAGACAATTACATAGACCGTTTTATGAAAGAAGAAAACTTTCAGGCTTTACATTACAGACCTATTAATGATGCTCGGTGCGATTGGCTTATGGCTCCACAGAACCAACTCGATAATAATTTTTTAGCAGTTCATAATCTTTTAAAATATCCTCAAATGGTTCATGTGATTAATTATTCAACATTAACGACAGAGCCACAAAAGACCTTAAACGACTTGTATAAGTTTTTTGAATTAGAACCTTATTCACATAATTTTAATAAAATAGAAACTTTAGAAAGAGTTGATGATAAAACATTATACGGAATTCCAACAATGCATGAAGTTAGACCGCAACTAGATAAATCTAAAACCAATTATGAAGCAGTTTTGTCTGATTATGTAATAACCAAATACTCAAACGCTCTAAACTTTATGCAAGATTGGCTTTAATTTCATTTAAAACTTTTTTGTTTAATCCGCTTTGGGTAAAACGTTTATAAACTTCGACCAACTTTTCTTTAGGCGTATCAAACTTATGTTGAACAGTAGCGTTGCTAATGTTGTATAAAGTTTCGGTCATTTTGAATTCTAATAACTCCACAGCATCTTCATTAGGAAAATCAAAGTACATTTGAGGCTCATCTTTAAAGGCTCGAAATTCCTTTACTCCCGACCATAACTGAAAGGCTGGAACAGAAGGTCTAAACCATTTACTAATATCAAAAGCCCCACTAGGTAAATGTCCATAATGTCCGTATGAGGTTTGTTGAAGAAATGCTGGACTTGTTTGAAGGATTTGAGGGGTTTCAGAGAAAAAGATTCTATTTATGCCCCAATCAAAAGCATAAGAGCCTTCATATAATCCAACTCGTTCAAAAATCTCATTAGGTCTATTAGTTATTAATTTATTGTCTTGAAAAATTACCTCTAGGTCATAAGGGAAAGTAGTGTAAAAGGTATTGCGATGCTTATTTCGAATAGCAGGACAAGCGACATGATTGATACCTATGTGCTTACTTTGGCTTTTTGCTATATGTTGTACTAATCGCTTGGGCGTTAAATCTAAATCAAGGCTTTGGTCTTGATTATAAGTAGCCCAATAGATAGTCTTAGTCATAGGAGGAGTCTAATGATAATTCAAATTATTGGTCAAGCAGGTTCGGGTAAAACAAGTCTGGCTACCGAATTAGCAGACCGCGTTAATGGTATTCATATAAACGCGGACAAAGTAAGAGCCGACCTTAATAAAGATTTAGGGTTTGCTATTGAAGACCGGATTGAAAATGCCCGTCGCTTAGGTGCCTTGGCCCGATTGCTTGATGAGCAAGGCCAAATAGTTTTTGTGGATTTTATCTGCCCTACGCAAGAAACCCGAGATGCTTTTGGAGTTCCTAATCATTTGATTTGGGTAAATCGAATTAAAGAAGGCCGCTTTGTTGATACAAACAAAATGTGGGAAGACCCTACTCAATACGATGTAATGATTTTTGATGGTATGTCTATTGCCGAAGAAGCCGAACTGGTCATTTTTCATTGTGGTCTTTATGATTGGCGTAAACCAACAACTCTGATGCTGGGGCGTTATCAGCCTTGGCATGAAGGCCACCATGCCCTTTATGACGAAGCAGGCAAGCGAACCGACCAAGTAGTTCTTGGAGTCCGCAATACTTATAAGACGAGCGAGAAAGACCCGCTGATGTTTAACGAAGTAAAAACATATATTGAAGCCGACCCCAAGATGAAACACGCTATGGTGGTTAAGTTTCCTAACATTACAAATATCGTCTATGGTCGAGATGTGGGTTACAAGATTGAGCAAGTTAAACTAGGCGATGAGATTGAGGCAATTTCTGCCACTCAGAAAAGAAAAGAGTTGGGGATTTGAAATCGTTTGAGCCTTTTACGTTTAGGCATATCCGTAACGTCAATGTGAGCCGTATTCAAGAATTAGTGGGGCAACTTACTGAAGAACAATGGCTTGAGAATACGTCTCGACAAGTCACTTTTGAAAACCACGCTTTAACACAAACCTTTTTTCTGCACAATTCTTCATTGGATTGGAAAATAGGGGAGCCTTATGATGGGACTATTACTCACCCAGATTCAGAACTATGGGCCGAAATTTATCCAATTGTGTATTTTCTTGAGCAATATCACAATGGCAAAGCAGGCCGGGTAATGCTTCCTAAACTTATGGCTGGTGGCAATATCCAACCTCATCAAGATGGCGGAGATTACTTAGATGTAGTCCGGCGTCACCACCTTCCTATTATTACTTCCCCGGAAGTTCTTTTCTTTATTGATGGTCGAGGCATTAATATGCGCGAAGGCGAACTATGGGAAATTAACAATATGCTTACACACGAAGTTCAAAATCCCTCCAGCATAGACCGAGTTCATTTGATGGTGGACATTATTCCGAATGGATATCTTGCATGAATGTAACTAAATCTCGTTCTCTAGCCAAAGCCTTTACATGGAGAGCAACAGGAACGGCAGACACTTTTCTTGTTGGTTGGATTGTTACTGGCAAGGCATCCACGGCTGGACTTATTGCTGGAACCGAAGTTCTGACTAAAGTAACTCTTTACTATTTCCACGAAAGAGTGTGGAACAGGGTAACTTGGGGTCGGCGCGTGTAACATATAGGTATGACTTTTACCTATGTTGGTCCAGCGACCTCTGACCGCGATAAGGTCCGCTTTCTTATTCAGGACACTGATTCAACGGCTCCTCACATGACCGACGAGGAAATAAATTGGCTTATTTCCGAATGGGCTGACGTTTATGATGCCGCCGCAAATGCCGCTGATGTCCTTGCTGGTCAATATGCTCATAAGTCCGATTATTCAAAGTCCGTAGGCGACCTGTCCTTACATGAAAATTTTTCACACCAATCAATGCGTTTTGCCGCTTTAGCAACAAGTCTCCGACTTAATCGTATGCGTCGTTATGCTCCAAAATGGGTAGCAAATCCAGATGCACTTAAATCCACGGCGGACAGAAATGTTGCGACTTACACAACAGATGCTCACCTTGGTCAAATGGATAACCCACGTTCAGATTCTTCGGATGGTAAGGCTCGCAAATGGCACTGCCCGTAACGTGGCAAGGGCCAGAAGGTATTGATTCTAAATTTTATGAAATGATGCCAGACACAATAACTTTTAATGCCGGGTCTGCAATTGATAAATATGGCAAGCGCACTTATGGTGGAACCGTCACATCTGCTCGCGGTCGAGTGGTTTATGAAACACGTCTTATGAAAGATTCAGAAGGTCAAGATATTGTTTCAACTGGCCGCGTACTTCTTTACGGTGCATACCCATCTTTAACGCTTGCCGACAAAATAACTTTACCTAATTCAACAACGCCCGTAATAGTCTCGCTTGAAACCAAAAAAGATACTGGTGGAAATCATCACACGGTTATTCATTTTGGAGTCTAATGAAAGTCATATTTCCTGACCTAGAAAAAATTCAAAAAGCCTTAGCCGAGTCAGGACCAGCCGGAGCAAAAGTTGCCGCCATGGCCCTACGGAGTGAAGCGCAAGATGCGTTTGCTGTTTCTCAAGATGAAGTCCCGGTTGACACTGGAGCCCTTAAAGCCTCGGGCCGCGTTCGACCTGAAACTGGAGTTTTTACACGGGCAAATGAGGTTTATATGGAACTTACCTATGGCGGAACAGCGGTTGAGTATGCAATACCAGTTCACGAAAATCTTGAAAACAATCACCCTCACGGAAAAGCCAAGTATTTAGAAGACCCGATGGTGCGTCAGATTAACGGCATAAGTGGGCGCATTGCTGATAAAGTTGAGCGGGCTACGAAAGGGATGTTACGTGATACTTGAAGCGTTAGGTGATTACCTACAAACTAATTCCATAGGCACTCTGGGAACTAATATCTTTTTAGGCAAGATGCCAGCAACTCCTGATTACTGCATTTGTTTATATGAATATGAGGGCATGGGTCCGGAAGAAACTTTTGGTTCTGCCGCTTACGACATTGACAAACCTCGAATTCAAATTGTAGTGAGAGGCGCTCGCGACGATTATCCAACTGCTCGCAATGGTGCAAAAACAATTAGAGACCTTTTAGCGGCCCTCACGGACGTTACGATTTCTTCAACGAAAGTCTTGCGTGTCGCTTCCCTAGGTTCAACTATTCCTTTAGGCTTGGACGACAAAGACAGGCCACGTATCTCCGCTAACTTTCAAGCGTATGTAGAAAGATAACGATGAGCGAGCCTATAAAGGACCCATACGGAAGGGGCTCAAATCGTGACGAACTCCCCAAATGCTGGAGATGTGGACGAATCCTTGCGGAATACCTCACAGTCCCGTACTCGCTTAAATGCTCAAGATGTAAAGCCGTCAACCAACACATTTAAAGACGGCCTCATACAACTTGTAAATAACCCAAAAGTATTTGCAGGGCAAGAATGCTATGTTGGACAAATGCTTTGTTCAATTGAACAAGAAGATGCAGAACTTTTAAAGACAGCGCTCGCAGATAAAAGAATCCGCCATGTTGATTTGGTAAGACTATGCGAAGCCGAAGGTTACAAAATGAGTGAGGCAACAATGCGCCGCCACCGAGCGCGTGGATGTCGGTGCGATAAATGACGTTTGAGGACCGCGTGAATGCTCTTGTTGGTAAAGCCGAACAAGAAGAACACGAACCTCCCAAAAGAGACCGCAAGGCTCAATGGATTCCGGGTATTGAATGGAAAGGCGATGAAGGCGAAGTAACCACCCTTCCGATGGAGGGCGAGATTGCCCCTGATTGGTCAGGCGTTCTTCGCATGTGGGGATTGGACCCAGAGTTTTTTGCAGTTGTCGAACCCGTTTTATTTAACGTATGGGGCGACCCGCTTGGCGCACTTAATCGCCAGTGGAAAGGAAAAGTAGTTCGTATCCAAGATGCGAAAACAGATTACAACATAGATATTCTAAAAGAAGAAATCAAAAAACATAAAAGAAACAAAACCCAAGTTATGTATGGGGATGGTGTCTTCAATGTAGTTCTTGCAGATTGGCAGATGGGAAAGAACGAAGGCGGCGGAACACCCGTTACGGCGCAGAGAGTTTTAAATGCCATTACAGCCGTTCTAAGCCGCGTAGAGGAATTAAAAAGATTAAAACGACCTCTAGGTACACTACAGATTATTTGGACCGGAGATAGCGTTGAGGGCTGTTTAGGCCATTATGAAATGCAGACTTTCTCGGTTGATTTAGATAGACGAGGGCAAGTAAACGCAGTTCGTACTTTGCTCCTTGAGGCAATCCGTCAATGGGCTCCACATTTTGAAAAAGTTAGAATTGTTGCAGTCGGAGGCAACCATGGTGAGAATCGTTCGAAATCGGGCAAAGCCTTTACCACCCTTGCAGACAATGATGACCTTGCTGTTATTGACCAAATCAAAGACGCCCTTGAGTTCAACCCCGAGGCTTACGGTCATGTTGAAACGATTATTGCGCCTGACCATCTTTCGCTCACGGTCGAAACGGCGGGGTGGATTCTTGGGCTAACTCATGGTCACACTGCAAGAGCAAGTGGAACAGCGGAGCAAAAATTAAAAGGTTGGTTAAGCAGAATGGCTTTAGGCCGTCAACCAATTGGCGAGTGTGACATTTTAGTGACTGGTCACTACCATCATTTACGACAAGCAGACTGGGGAAGTGTCCACTGGATTCAAGCCCCGGCATTAGACGGAGGTTCGGAATGGTTCAGGTTAACAACAGGAGAACACAGTCAACCGGGAGTTCTAACATTCGCGACGTATCCGGAAGTGAAAGTGAAGGACTTGCAAATCCTATGATGAGCGTTGACGACATTGCTTCTTATGCGGCTCAGTTAGTTCAAAAAGACCGTAATGCAGATTACGACCATCCGCTAGATAACTTCACTCGCATAGCCCGAATATGGGAAGTAATTCTTGATGCCCCGGTGACGGCGGAACAGGTTGCACTTTGTATGGTCGGTGTAAAAATAGGGCGAGAAGTTCATAGAACAAAATTGGATAACACTGTTGACGGCATTGGATATTTTTTAACATTAGCAATGGTTCAGCAAGAACGTGCGGAGCGGGAACGTTTAAATAAACAAGAGCAGTGATAACATTTATGCGAACGAGTCCTTAGAGACCCCAACCGTTGTCGTGACCAAGAGTCCTATTCGGTACTGGGGTCCTTCCTGTCCAAAGGAGGCAGAAT